GAGTCTAGTAATTCAGTCATAAATCTAGCTATATCTTCAATAATTGGTTCAAACCTAAGTAATTTAGTACCTACTTTACCGTTTGAATAATCAACGGTTTGATATCTTTTCATAAGGTCGTCTCCGTTCATGAATATAAAGTCACCTTCATAATCAATAATCTCACCAGTGGCTTCGTCAACAACTTCTTCAAATTGAACACCTATGTTTCTAGCGTGTTCCCATGACCAGTTACCTTCTGTCTCCATTATTACTGGTAAATCACCTACTTTTTGTGCTCCAGCAACTGCTTCATATATTGCAGTTGATTTACCTGTGTTACTATAACCTCTAAATGAAGTGAAATAACCTCTTGCTAATCCTGGAATCTTTAACGCTTCGTGAAATGCATCTGATAACGGAACCCATGTTAGTTCTTTTTCTTTAACAACGATATCCATACCGTTGTTTTTCTTGAATTTACCTAAGTCAAAACTTTTTTTACCTATAGGTTTTTTTGGTGGTTTAGCCATAATTATGTATATTTAAAACTATTTAAGTTAAAACAATGGACACTAATGTGCCCATTATTTAATTAATTTATTGATTAAAAAGGTAAGTCGTCTTCCTCTTCTTCTTCTGTTACTTTTACTGTTGATTGTGTAGTATCGACAACTGGGACAGCTTGAACAGACTCCTCCTTCTTGAATCCCATTTCTATTTCAGATGATGGGTCTTCAGTCTTAGAAGAAGGTGTTTCATTTTCTGCCTCTAATTTTTCTTTAGCTACAAATTTTTCTTGCTCCTTACTCCATACTGGTGTGTAACCTCTAACTACAATACCTAAATAATCATAGTTTCTAAGACTATACACGTCTCTCCAAGTCCTAGTATCACCAAGCCATTCATTAGCTTGACTTTCATCATCACTTAGTTTTGTACTTTCTAACGGGTAAGCTATTGATTGAACAACTGGAATCTTCATTTGATTTCTAGAGATATTAATAATTAAATCCCTACCAGTTTCTGGGTCAGTTACATCATGCTTAACAACCTTTATAGCGTTCATTATTTTATCTAATGTACCACCCTTATCATATGCATGATTAAATCTCCAGAATTTAACACCTTCATCTTCTTTACCTCTTTCGATAACTTTTAAGATATACATTTTTCTAACTGAAAACTTCTTAGCTAATTCTTTGTTCATGTCAGCTAATGTAGTATCTCCAGCGTCTTTAGCTTCTCTATACCTTTTAAGAAATATATCCCTTGCTTGACAAAAAGGACATTCACTTTCTTCTTCTTTATCTAAACATGGGAATGTTTTCCAAGCACCATCAACTTGTGCTTTATGTCCGTAAAATTCAACCCAAAATTTGTTCTGACCATCTATTGGTAGAATTCTAATTTGTTTTTCTGCGGAACTTTCTGTTTGTGGAATCCAAGTACTGAAGTAGTTATCTAATTTGTACTCTTTTTGTTTTGAGTTTGAGTTTGTTTGGTTTTTGGAGTTCTCATACTCCTTCATCATTTCTTCGAAATTGCTCATAATTGCTTTAGTTTAAATTTTTATTGTTTTGCTATAGTCTTACAAGTTTAACTTGCTTATATAAATATGTTAAAATCTTTAAAAAGATAATATATTTACATATTTTTTTACTTAACCTTACAAATATACTTCTTTTTACTTGCTATAGTAACGGTTTATTAAAAAAAAATGAGGTAATATTTATAATTACCTCATTTACATTATTTTAAATATTATTTTATTTTAAAAATCTTCCTCTTCGTATTCATTGTCAGAATCAAAGCTATCTTTTACAGTTTCGTCTGAATAGTCTTTATCAATAGTTTGTTTATTTAAAACATATTCTTTTTCCTCATCTGGAATAATATCGTATTGGTCTTTTTGATTTGCCCAGAAATCAGTTAATTTCATATTGTATGGGTAAGAATCTAAAGAACGCATTTCTATTTTTTCCTCTGGGGTTGGTGCTCTTTTTTGTAGTTCATTTTCTAAATCATCAATCTTAGTTGATATTTTATCCATAGAACTAATTTGATTTTCTAAATTACCAATCATACCCATTAACTTGTCTATTTTTTCATTAGCAGCGTCTGCGGATAGTTTAGCTTCTTCAGAACCCTTAACTAATTCAGTAACGTCTAATTCAACTTCATCTTCAGCTGGTTCTTCTTCATTACCAACTTCTTCATCTCCGAATGGGTCTTCTTCACCAACTTCTTCATCTCCGAATGGGTCTTCTTCTTCACCACCTTCTTTTTCACTTGATTCTTCTTCACCACCTTCTTCGTCTCCAAATGGGTCTTCTTCATTACCACCTTCGTCCCCAAATGGGTCTTCTTCATTACCACCTTCGTCCCCAAATGGGTCTTCTTCTTCCTCTTCGTTAAATATTTGGCTACCTAAGATGACTTCTTTACCATCTAAGTCTTTTTCTGTTTCTGACCTGTCTTGATAAAAAGAATATTCAGACATCATTTTAAATTTAGACACTTCTTCTTTAAGTAGGTCTTTATTAAATTTTTTATTTTTCATAATTATAGTAATAACTCTCTACCGTCTTCGGTAATTATTTTTTTATTTATTCTTTCAACTAAGCTCTTGTCGTTTTTTATAACACACTCATTAGAAGTGCAGTCCATTTCTGATTGCATTCCGTTTAACTCTTCGTCGCTATTAAGAAAATTATTTATATTGTTTTTTAGATTTCTGTTACTCATAACATAAAATTTTAGTAGTCTTATATATTATATAAATATGTGAAAAATACTAAAAAATACGCTTTATCTCAGATATCTTTAACTTATTATTATTAATTAGTATAATTCTATCTTGATAGTCTTCCCAATTTATTTTAATTGATTTGTGGTCTACGTTTCCTGGTGAAGTGGTGTATTCGGTTTCAATAAGTCTATTTAACGCATTAATTGTGTAAATACAATTTGATTTTTTATGTATTAATATAGCATTTGGAAACAAATCTTTAAAGTTAACTCTTTCAGTTCTAGATATTGTAAATTTAAATGTTACAATAAGTTTAGATGAGTCTTCTAAGTTTTTAAAAACAAATACTTTATTTTTGGGGATAGAGAACTCTGATTCTAAATAATCAATAAACCAATCTGCTTTATCTGGAGTGATAAATGATGCTAATAGTATGTTTTTATTCATTATTTCTTAACAAGTATATTAGAGGTACATACTTAATCTCATCATTAAGTATACTTAACTCTTTCTTATACTCTATAAGTATCTTTTCATCTGACAAAAACACATCTGACATGTCTTTTATCTTATCTATGAAGATATTTTTTGATTTACCTATGTAGTCTACCTGTCTTAAGTCAAACCCATAAATCATATCATTTACGTATGTATACACCATATTTTCATATGAAAAAGTGATAACATTGTCATTTATATTAATTTCATTAAAAACTTTATTTATTTCATCTGAGTCACTAAGTATTAAATCAATAAACTTAAACTTAGCTGACTTTAATAATTCATCATATGAAAATTTTATGAAATAAAATAAATCTTCTTCAAATAAATCTCTTTTTTCTAACCTAGTAAAGGTCCAAAAAGTGTTTGTATTTATTTTTCTATCTAAATAAGATATCTTGTCAGTGAAACTTTTAGCGTTGTTTAAACCAACTATAAGTGTAGGTAAGTCTTCGACTATTTCATTAGTTGACTTAATAAGATTAAAATTTTTATCAATTTTAATATATCTTTCACATACAACATTACCAATTAACATACTGCAAATATATAAAAAAAAATTAAAATAACAAATTAGTCATTAAAAGTTCTACTATTAACATTTTGAGAAGGGTCATCTGAATTGTTTTTTAATATGTCATCTGTGACTCTTTTTGGTTCGTTAAAGGATATATGTAAGTGATTAGAGTGTCCGTCCAACTCTTTAACTTTATCAAACTTTTTTACTAAGTCTTTGTCGTTAAAGTAAATTAGTTTTACTGCTTCTTGGGTTGTTTTCTTACCATCAGCATCAAGATATACAGCGACTGTAAGTTTTTTAATTAGTTTTTCGGTTAAATCTTTGTCATAATTCTTTATTAATGTAGAATCATCTATGTTAACCCCAACATGACCATCTTTATTTGCTATAGGTCTAATATCTATATCTAATCCTAATTCATGACTTTCATGATTATCGATATCACCACCATTTAATACAGATAAGTCGTTATAATAAATATTTCTTGACTTATTATTTTCTTCAAAGAAATCTTTAGCTATTCTCTGTATAGTTTCTATAACCTCTCTAACACCATATTGGTATATCTCGTTTTTACTTATTTGTTTAATTAAACCAATTGGGTTACCTCTACCAGCTTCAGTTTTTCTAGAGGGGTCTATTGGAATTATATTAACATTAAGTGGTGTGTCTATAAATTTAGACAATCTTTCAGCTGCTGGTTTCTTAGCATTAAGTTTTTTATCACTTATTTTGTCAGCTGAGCCAGCTGATGTTATAGGACCTATTAAGGTTTTAAATAACTGAACCTCATCAATTAAAGGTGTTTTAATATTTTTTATTCTAGACCCCTTAAATGTTGTCCTCATACTGTGTGCTGTTATACTATGAGTAGTACTGTATATTAAATATGCACCTTTAAACATTGGTATATTATTTAATTGAAAATACATCATTGGTTGTATCGTGGCATTACCCATAACTTCAACCTCAGCAGAATACGCTCTTTTTTGATAAACATTAAATAGATTTTGACCTTGATATGTGACTTTATTTTTATCACCGTCATTGGATAAATCT